ACCCGGTGGCAAGCTGGCCCACCGAGATTGCGAATGGGACCATCGCCAACATTAACGCATCGAGCGCGTCCGACCTGACTGACGTGATGACTGTGGAGCAGCTGCAAGGGCTTCTGTCCCACGTGAAAAACTTTGCAGCCTCACGGTCGCAAAGAACCAACCCACATCAGGCAGAGAGGGCAACGGACATGCTGGTATTCGCCTTGCGGCGATTGGGAGTGAATCCGTGAAGCAAAAAGACGTTGATTTCTGGCAGAAGCAGATAGACGCCACAAATCGCTACATGGCTCCAAAGCACAAGCTGTGGAAACGCTTGCTGGATATGTACCGGCTTGAGTTTAAACAGCTGACAGTGGAAGAGAACAAGCAGCGAAAAATCAGTCGCTTCTATCCACTGACCCGTCAGATCATTGCGTCTACGGCGTTTTTCAACCCGCGTGTGCTTCTGCGTGTCGAAGAGCAAACGCTGGAGTTCCAAACGGAAATCATGGAGCGCATTGCCAACGATGCGCTGCACCTGCAAAACGCCAAGCGAGAAGTGCAGCAGCAGATCTTCGATGCGCTGTACTGCAACATCGGCTGGGTGAAGATGGGCGTAAACCCACCCGGCGACGAGGATCTGGTGCCGCCCTATGTGGCCAACGATTCACTGGCCAACGGCATGGTGTTCGTGCAACGCCGGTCACCGTTCGACATCTTCCCTGACCCGCTGACGCCTCCACATGACTTTGGGCAGGCCCGGTTTGTGCGTGAACGGATGCTGGCTCCGCTTGAGTTCGTGATGGAGGACTCGCGGTTTAAGAAGTCGAAAGAGCGAAACAAGATTCAGCCTCTGTCTGACGAAGAGGCCCAGGAAGCGATGCTGGAGGACATTAGCCGGTCGCCCAACCTGGACGAGGAAGAGCAGCAGGCTGTCAAGGATTCGCGGATCGAGGGCAAGTATGTCGTGCTCAACGAAATCCATGACCGAATCCACAAGCGCATGTACACGTTTGCCGAGGGTGTTGAGCAACCTATCGAGGACGTGGAACACCCGTTCTTAGCGGGGCGGACCATTACTGAAGCCGACCCGTTCACAGGGGAGGAACGCACGGTCGGGTTTACGCCGACTGGGGGATTTTTGGTTGACCAGGGCTTTCCTTACATCCCTATGAAGTTCGATCACTCATTCGACGGCCTCTACGGTCTGCCCATGATGGCCTACGGCGAAGTGTCGCAGCTGGGCATCATCGAGTCTATGTCCCGCCGCATGGACAACCTAAAGCGGGGCGCTCGAATCATCGTCGGCAACCAGCGTGAAAAAAGCATAAACCCCAACGTCGATGAAGAGCTGCAAAAGGCCGAGGACGGCCACATCATCTGGAGTAACGACCCGAACAACAGTTTCCGCGAACTGCTGACAGGCAACATTCTGCCAGATCAGTTGGGGGCGGAATCCGATCTCCGTAACTACGAGGAGCAGACGCTCCACGTGGGCACCACCAGCGTCGGTGGGTCTCGGGTGACGGCTACGCAGTCCGCCCTCAACGCTTCTTTCGGCCAGCTCAATCGAGAGTGGTTGCAGGACGAGGTGGCCCGTGTGTTTGAAAAGATCACCTACAACAATCTGCGGATCTTCGCTGACGCTCGATACACGCCCGAAAACTTCATCATCAACACAGCGCACGACGATTACGACCCCGTGTTTCATGCCGTGCGGGGCGACATGCTTAAGGCCCGATTCCGCGTAGACATCGAGGCCGGGTCGATGAAGCCGTTGTACGACCAGCTCGAGCGGGACGATGCGCTGGCCCTGTTCAACTACTTGGTGCAGATCCCCGAAGTGCCACGCCAGGAATCGCTAAAGCTCCTGTTGCAGGCTTTCCGGGTGCCCAACGTCGAGAGGTTTTTGGGCGACCGCGTGCACGCAGATGCTGTGCGAGCTGCACAGCTGGAAAACACCGCCATGTTGCAGATGAATCAGCTAAGCGGCGGCCAGCCGCTGCAGGTTCACCCCGACGAAAATCACCGGGTGCATTTGGAGCAGCACGGACAAATCATCGGTGGCCCGCAGTTTACACAGCTGCCTCCACATCTACAGCAGATCGTGGCGCAGTTTGTGCAACTGCACATGCAGCAGCACGAGGAAGCGCTGCAGGCCAAAGCGCAGGGCTTGCGGCCCGCGCAGGGAACGGGCGCGGCAGCTCCTGGCGGCAACGGTGGTTCACCGCTGGCAGCCGTGCAGGCCGCCACTGGCGCTGTGGATTCAGCCGTGCGCAGCTCTGCGCAGACCATCGGCCAAAAAGTCAACGTCAACCCGGATCAGAACTGATGGCTTACAAGGTGAACATGAAAGGCGGCGCTCACCCCACACTGGTGGACTACGCCTGTGGCAAATGCGGTGCTGTAACTGAAGATGTGTTCTTTGCGTCGAGACTGGCCGTTACGACCACAATCGCGTGCGCGTGCGGCCATGCAGCGGAGAAGATCATCAGCCAGCGCCGCAATTTTATCCATCCATCCAAGTCATCCATGTATGGCAAATACGAGGAAGGGTTGGGATGTGTGGTGCAAGACTACGGCCATAAGCAGCAGCTAATGCGCGAAATGGGCGTAATAGAAGGCGCGGACCCCGTAGGAGGTTCGCGCAACCACTGGAGACCTCAACCCAAAGCACCCGAGGCTTCCAACACTGTGTGGGTAGATGACCCGCGCAGTTTAAACGAGTAGGAAAAAAACAATGGCAGAAGTAGAAGCGGATTCCACTGGAACCGTCGAAACCGACTCCGACGCTGGGTTTGATCTTGGCGCAGACCTTGATGTGCCAGCCAACGGACAGGAAGCACCGGAAACGACCTCCACGTCGTCTGACGAAGGAACCACCGACTTCAACCCGAGCACTGTCGATTTCGGCACTGCAGATCCTGAATCACTACCGCCAGAATACCGGAAAGCCCAGGAATGGGCCAAAGGACGAGAGCGTGATTTACAGGGCGACTACACCCGTAAGACCCAGGAACTCGCAGAAATGCGGCGCAACCTGGAGCACTTGCAGGGACAGGCAGCCCAGCAGCAAAACACACAGGCAACTCCAGCTCAGCAAGCAGCGGACCCCTTAGAGGATCTTCGTCGCAGACTGGGTGAAGACGCGGGCGCGGTCGATGTCGTATCCGACATTATCAAAGCCGTGAGCGGATCGCAGCACGAAGCCACCCAAAGTGAGCTTCAACAGCTGCGGGAAGCCGTAAGTGTTATGGCGCAAAGTCACGTGCAGAGTCAGTCACAGGGTTTAAACACACAAGTAGTTGAGGCCCGCGAAGCGTACGGAACGGAACTCGATTCGTATGCCCCGCAGATTAAGGCACTCATCAGTGTGGAGAATCCCGCGACTCGTTCTGCGTATACCGTCAAAGAAGCCTTTGAGCTGGCTTCCGGTAAAGCAGCGGCAAAATCTCAGGAATTGGCAGCCACCGAGCGGCAAGTCCGGTCTGACGCCTCTTCGCGCACAGCCCTGCAAGGGGTCGTGGGCGCGGACAACGCAGACGATGGAGAGCTGACTCCCGCCCAGTTGGCGGCAGGACTGCAAAAGTTGGGGTTCGAATAAGTCAGGTCTCCAATAACGACATGGAGACGTTTAAATGGTTGCTGTATCGACCACCGAAACCTGGGATGCAGCGTGGACACTCACGATGCGTGCCAAGCGGAAGAGGTTGACGGATAACATTTCCGACAACTATCCGACTATCGGTCGTTTCCGTCGCTCCGGCGTGCTCGAAGTTGAGACCGGCGGCAAGGAGTACCAAGAGGATTTGATGTATGGGCTTGGTAGCTCTGAGTGGTTCGACGGATACGACGTGCTGAACACCGATGCCATGGACGGCATCACGGCGGCTTTCTACACACCGCGCTACAATGCCACACCTATCGTCATTTCGATGACGGAAGAAATGGAGTCACGCAAGGCTGCGGGCTCCGAGAAGTTGCTGACCGCAAAGACGACGCAGGCCATGCAGGGTTCATTCGACACCATGAACCAGGCGGCGCTGTCCTCACAGTCTGGCAAGTCTATGCTGGGCTTGCAGGACATTTGCGCACAGTCGTCCGGCACTACGCTGGGCGGAATCTCTGCTGCCACCAACACGTGGTGGGAGAACGGTCGCCTGGACTTCGCCACCGGGACGTACACGTCTTTTGTGACGAAGAGCACTGATCGCTATAACGGCCCCGTGCGCATGGGCACGTTGTGGAACAGCATTAGTGAGGGCAACGACAAGCCCAATCTGATTATCACTTCGTACTCGCTGTACGGCTCGTATGAAGAGATTTTCGAAGGCACTGGCTACACGCGCTTCGTGGCCAGTGGCAATCGGTCTGGACCCAACCACGGAATCGGCGCTGAAGGTGACATCACGTTTCGTGGTGCCCCCGTCATCCCGGATCGTGATTGCGCGTCCGACGACCTTTACATGCTTAACACCAAGTACCTGAAGCTCAAGATCCAGTCGGGTCTCAACTTCGCCAAGACACCGTTTAAGGAGCCGTCGAACCAGATGGCCAAGGTGGCGTTTGTCGTGGTCGGGATTCAGATGGTCACAAATCATCGCGCCCGTCAGGGCGTGCTCTTTGACTGCGCATAAGACGCAATAGCCGCCGTCGCCAGGGAATCCTGTCTGACGGCGGCTCAATAACCTTGCCCCCAAGCCAATGGGGGTTCATACCCTGACCATAGGGGAGAGGAAAATAAGATGTCTACAAATTGGGACTTTGGTGCCGGAGGCACCAATAACGGAAGCGTAGGATTTGGTTCTATTGGCGGAATTTCTCAAGGTATTTATGAGGAGTCCTCTGCCCAAAACGGTCCATTAGGTGCCTCGCTGGAATTTGATGATGGGCGCAAGTATAGATACACGAAGAGCGCAGCGGGGATTACGATTGGCAATGCCTGCTCCAGCGACTACAGCGATGGCTTGCTGGCCGAGCTTGATTCGACCACTACCGTAAGCGCGACCGCAGGAAACGATTATTTCTCTTTGACCGGAAGTGGGTCTCAGTTTTCCACGACGGCGAATTTCTATGCGGGCGGTTACATCGTTTTCACCGATGGCACGGGTGCGGGTCAATGTTACCGCATCAAGAGTCATACCACGGCAAGTTCGGATAAGATCACTTTTTATCTGTACGATGCCCTCGTTACAGCACCCGTGGCGGCGACCGGTGTTATGATCGTCGGAAATCCGTTTGGGGCCGTTCTTACGGCGGATGGCACCAGTTCAGGCGCAGCAACGGATTCTTGGGTTGTTGGTGTTAATCCAATCGCGATTACCAGTGGATATTACTTTTGGATGCAGACGCGAGGCATCGCGGCGGTTCAATTTGACGCAGATACCACCGCTGCTCCGCATTACGGAATGGAGCTGGTGATGAGCGATGCGCACGACGGCCTTGTTGAGGCCAAGCTGGACGCACATGATGGATACCAGACAATCGGACATTATGTGGGTTCAACTGGCGACGATAATGA